CCTGAAGTAGTTGAAGATATTCCTAAGGTAGTTGAAGATATTCCTAAGGTAGTTGAAGATATTCCTGAGGTAGTTGAAGATATTCCTAAGGTAGTTGAAGATATTCCTGAGGTAGTTGAAGATATTCCTGAGGTAGTTGAAGATATTCCTAAGGTAGTTGAAGATATTCCTGAGGTAGTTGAAAACGACTTATCACAGAAAAATGAATTGTTAAATTCATATGGTAAAGCTCTATCGATGTTGCCAACATCTAGTGGTGTCAAAGAAAAAGAATATTCACAAAAATTAAATATTAAGTGGTATGATCAACAAGAAGTTATAAGAATAAGTGCTTTGGCAGATGGCAGCTGTTATTTGCATGCATACTTAAAAGGGTTTTACACTGACTATCAAGATAAAGATTCGGTTAGAGCTAGAACAAATATCGTTTTGAACCTAAGAAGAGATTTGGCTGTTAAGTTATCTGAATACAATCCTGAATATCAACATTTTGCTAACGATGATTACTATTTCAAACTTATAGATAATGGATATAAAGAGGCGGAAGCCGCTAAGATACTAAAACAAGTCATTTCTAAAAATCAAATAGAAGGATACACTTATTGGACAACTGTAGGGAATGGTAGAAACATAGATATATTGACGCAACAGATCATCGATCCACAAATTATTCCAAAGCTAGGATATGATAGTGCAGATATAAAGACTATGAAACAAGATATTAATTCTACAAGATGTTTATCTGATTTACATATAATAAACATATCTGATATGATTGGTGTAGATGTGATTATATTTAGAGGATTTGAAGATAACCTGACATTTCATATGACAACATATAAGGTTGGGCGTGAGAGACCTATAGTATGTATAGTTCATACTTCTAACTCTCAACATTATGAACTGGTAGGCATTCTTGAAGATAGTGGTGTAAAGACAGTCTTTACACCAAATGATACATTTATATCTACATTATTTAGCCTAGTACCAACGGAAGCTTATTATATAGATCACCCTAATGATATCTTTATAGAAACTATCATACGTAATTACATAGATTATGGTAAAGTTAATAAAGATGGAAGTATAGTAATACCGAACATATTAGATATTACAGAATTAGACGAAGACGATCCATATGTTCTTGAATTATATACTATATTCAAATATAACGAAGAGGGAGAAATAGTGTTAAAAGCTCAAGATATACAGAAATATAAAGAATATCTTAGAAAGCAAGGTTTCTCAATCTAATCACTACTTATTAATTAATAAGTATATTATGAGAATGTGGATAAGTTTTCACTAGAAGGAACAGTCAATCCTCCAGTTCCTTGTCCTGTTTCTGGTGGATTAACATTTTCCTCTTCACTTCCTTCATTTACTTCACTTCCTTCACTACCTTCGCTTCCTTCATCGCTATCTCCTACTTCCTTCATTTCTGATCTAGTAACCATTTTAATACCCTTGGATGGATCGTAACCTCTTATGTCTTCATTGGCTTTAAACTGTGTAGAATCAGTTTTCATACTTCCTTGTTTGAAAGCTTCAGAATAAGTTCTAACACCAGACATCTCTATATTATTATCCACCTGTGCTCCTCCAAATTCTTGTGCCAATTCGGTGTAGCCTGATACACATGCTAGTGTTAATGCCCAGTTAGTTATAGCTGCTACTGACCTTTCTCCATTATAAGAGGCGACCGGCAAACCTCCCCTGTATACTAAAATAAAAGGATACTGTTTTAGTCCTGCCCAATGTATAATAGAAGAAGAGTTAGATTTGACTCTTACAAAAGCTTCTGCTATTTTATTTTCCATCCTCATATTTACAGCTCCAAATTTAATTCCAGCTGCAGTCTCTGCAACCTCTGCAAATATCATTCCTAGACTGATACTTTCTTTGTTGTTAATATAAAATAGAATAATGGTACAGTCGGTATCCTTTAGTCCTATGGGTAATCTATTATCGTCTAAAGAAAAATCTTTTTCTTGTATTCTAACCATACTAGGAGAAATAAACAGTGTAATCTGCTGTAAGTTGTTGGTAGCCACATTAGACACGGCATCTTTTACTCCATCGTCTGCTACCTCTTTAACTTCGTTCTGGTCATCCATTATTTAGGAATATCTTCGTGTTTCCTAAAATGAACACTAAAATATTTATCACCTTCTGCTCTACTGTAAACTAAAGTTTTGTTGACAACAATTCTAACGATCAGCTTGTATTTGGTATTATTTGTAGATACCGTTTTTTCTTCTTCCTTTTCATCTTCTATGTAAACATCTTCACGCTCTTGTCTCTCGTTAATATTTTCATCTTCATCGCCTAGAATAATATCTTCAGTCTCATTACCTTCCATATATATTTTAACAGACGTTATCATAGGATTAGTGTTGCCAATTTCTACAGGAAGTTTTACCTTCAGATTTGACAAAATTACACCAACATCAAAGTTAAAATCAGAAATTTTGGCTGAAAAAGGTATAAGATTGTATCCAGGTTCATACGGAACTCTGGGTGCATGGTAATATGGAAACATTCTATCTGTGTGATAGCTATTAATCTCGGACATTTTCTTAGTAGGTCCATATTCTAGACTGGGAAAGCTTTTGATGGGAGACCAACCACCATACACATTAACATCTGTAGTATAATTGGAATAATTTCTAGTTTTTTCATGCATACAATTTTCAGCTTTGACAGTAACAAATCTACAAGGATGAGCGCTGTGTAGATCTACGTTAGCTGTAGTACCATATGAGAATTTATCATCCTTATCGATAGCAATAACTTCATTAATCATTTGTTCATATATATTTATACTTACTCCACCCTCGTCTGGCTCCAAATATGTATCTATTTCAGCTTTGGAAATTGTATAAAATATACCCCACATTGATGGTAAAGGCAAATCGTCTTTACCGAAGTTGCCTTCAATATAAGTCTTATTGAAAGCTATCTCTTTCCAACCGTTAGCGCAACGTTTTCTCATCCTCAACGTGTCTCTGAAATTACGACGTATCTTGTACTTAAAAGAGATTTCGACTTGTGGATCGATACGATAGATAGGAAATGCTGTTTCTGTATCTGAATCTATAAAATAAGGTTGGATAGGAGTAAGTGTATATTCTGGAAGAAAAGTACTCCAATTTTCTAAGAATGACAAATTGCCTTGGCATTTATTGATGAACTGTTCATTACCATTTTCTATCATTAGCTGATGATAATCGTCCAACCACTTACTATCCAACGTCTGTATAGAATTTGTACTACCAATATAGAACTCTCCTTTTGGAGTAATATTGTTACCAAAATTATGAGGCCAACATATCTGTATATCTTCTCGCCATTTTTCTTTCACTCGAAGTGCAGGTAAATCTTGTGTGATATAGACATGTGCTAAGTATTCAGGAGTATGTAGTACTTTATACGTTATTTTATCATCTTGAAAATTTGACTCTAGTCTGTAAGGAAACGTGCTGTACCACGTGCGTTTATTTACAGCTCCTGCAAAAATAGACTCTATATGTTCCTTAGCTTCATTAGTTGTATGTCTTTCTACCTGTAGTTTGCTCAAATGAGCAAACTCTGTTTGACTAGCTTCTATAGGTGCCGACATATCTTTTATGTATAATATTCTATGTTTATGTATAGTTAGATGTCGACGATGTCTGCTGTTAAGTATATTTTGTATCGAGTTGTTAAATCTTTAGTATAGATAACATATAGTAATGTGATACATAAAAAGATAGAGATTTTGTTAAAATTTTAACAAAATCTAAGGACTTATAATATCATTTAACGATATTGTATGTAGAAAAATGAAAATGGTAATGACCCTAAAGAAATACTTTTGTAATTAAAAGTATAATAGCTAAAATTAAAATTAATTTTTATATATTAAAAGAGACAATATACAAAATACAACATTCCAGAATTTAATTCTCAGAATCAACGAAAATGTCTGTCCGTCAGAAGAGCCCTAAGCAGCGTGCGAACCAAGAGTTCAACGAAGAGATCAAGGCTATCCTTGATAACTATGCCAACTTGTCGCGTCTCCAGGAATACTATTTCCGACACATCAAGGCTGGACACTATATGCAGTTCAAGCAGACTTACGAGAAGCCTGAGGGAGGTAAGGTCGAAGTAAGCTACGATGTTACTAAGAAGGATATCCGCGGGTTGTACCTCCAGCTGAGGAACAGGATCGCAGGATTGAAGAATCTCTTCCGTAAGAAGAAGTGTAGATCCGTCCTCGATCTCAACCTTATCCTCGACCCTAACACTCGTCCTGAGAACTGGCCTCTTCTTCTCAAGGGTCAGAACCGTGTGAGTGTTGCCACTGGTAACCTCGTCGACTACCTCAAGACTGAGGACTTCGGCACTGTTAATCCTCCTCAGTATGATTCTAACGGAAACCAGATCTCACCTCCTTCCGGTGTCACCCTCGCCAGTCAGCTCCCTGTCCTTACCAGCGGATATGGTTTGAAGGCTGCTTTTGCCCTTCTGTTCTTCCATGCTATCCGTGTGGCTGATGTCATTGGAAACGGTGGTGGTCACTTGGACGATTCCGATCACCGCAAGAACTACTTCACTCCTGCCATGCTGTCAGCTTTCGGTACAGGTGTTACTCCTTATCGTTATACTAGGTATGGTCCTAATGGACAGGTCGATGTTAACGAGGAAGATGGTGTTAAGATCCCCAACAACAGTCCTCAGGGTTACCAAATTGGCGAGAAGGTGTACGAACAGGTCCGCGAGAGCACCATTGACTACTTGGCCAATGGTAAGTACAAGGATAAGTACTCCACTATCCGCTCCGGCGGACGCGATACTCGTAGCGGTCTCCGTTTGACTCGCGAGTATGCTCACTTGACTACCGTTCAGACCATTCTTAATCTCAACATTAAGGATTCTGACAACGATTTGAGTACCGCCGAGAATATCTATTGGGATAATCCTAAGCACATTGAGGATGCTATCCGTGAGTATCTTGACGCTCGCGATGTCCGTACTGCATGGGCCGATGCTCTTAAGCCAGTGTCTGATATCCGTCGTAAGATGATGCGCAACTCTCCCCGTAAGACTCCTATGGGAGCTCGCGGTATGACTCCTTCTGGTGGCCGTAGGGCTGCAACCGGAGGCGCATCTCCAAGAGGTGCATCTCCAAGAGATAAACGTCCTCTGTAAGAATATTAAGTTACAACACAAAATACATATAATTTATATGTATAATTTATATACCGCCTAATTTAATTATTATAGGTTCGGTAGGTAGAATGAAAACACATGTTAGAAATACTATCGCACCCAATATTACCGCTTTTATGATAGCATCAATTATAGGAACATTTGAGAAAAAGAATAGCGAGAATAATATAAATACAATACCTGCTACAATCGGTACTATATAACATTCTAAGTAATATATATCCATCGACATTATTTATATCATATCTTTTTAAATGACATTAATAAAAATGTCAGACGATAGATACGCTAGCGATGCTTTGTCCGATCTCATCGACTCTCCAAACATCTACCCGGTAAGGGGCTTGGATAAAGGGTATCCAGTAAGATCTACACAAGATGAACCTGCTATTAGAAGAAACAACCCATCTTCTCCAGTAAGAAGATTTGATTTTGATGATGATGAAGATGAAGACGATAACGTAAATAGCGATATATCATACAATGATACGTCTTATAACAGCGAATATGAATCTGTAGACGAGGATGACTATTTGAGAAGTCCTATTCAACGTAGTCCAATTCAACGTAGTCCGATCCAGCGAAGCCCTATTCAACGAAGCCCGATTCAACGAAGCCCTATTCAACGAAGCCCTATTCAACGTAGTCCAATGTATTCTGAAGATATAGATGAATCGCCGGTAATAGTTCCTGTAGGTAATAGAAACGTTTTGGATAGTTTGACGGAAGATTATTCTGATTCTACACCTCCACCTGTTTCTAGAGTACCTTCAGCATCCTCATCTAGAGTACCTTCATCTAGAGTTCCTTCAGGCTCCTCATCTAGAGTTCCTTCAGGCTCTTCATCTAGAGTTCCTTCAGGCTCCTCATCTAGAGTTCCTTCAG